GGTCGACCAGACGGTCGTAGGCGAGCGTGCCGGCGGCCGTCCAGGTGCCGGTGATCGGTGAGGCGTCGGAGCCGATGACGTTGGTGGCCGAGATGTCGGTGTACAACGAACCGAGGAAGCTGTCGATCACCTTGCGGAGACCGTAGGCCGCGCGGCGGGTTGCCTCACCGAACGTCTTGGGCTTCTGTTGCGCCTTGTCGATGTCGTCGACCTGAAAGTTGAAGTACTTCTGTTGGTCGATTTTGAGCACCAGCTGCGCGTCGGTCAGCGCCTCGGGTGAGGCGATGTCGGTGTTCTTCGAGTAGTTGTTGATGGTGACGTCGCCGAGCATCTCGATGCGGACGGTGTCGCCCGATGCCGAGATGTCGCCCTCGTAGTCACGGTTGATGACTTCGGGGTTGGCGTACACCAGCGCGGTGTCGAGGGCCTGCAGAATGCCGCCGGCCCATACGGATGGGATGAAGTTTTCGGTGGCCACAGTGGCTCCTCCGTTGTTAGTGGGTTACGTACCGGCCAGGGCACGAGTGACGTCCGCCGGATTGGTGGTCATCAGCTGCGCTACCTGTTGCGGGGTCATCGCTTTGAGCGACTCCCGCGTGATGCCCGACGGACCCGAACCTCGGGGACCGGCGTCTGCTCCGCCCGGCGTGGGCGTGGGTGCTTTCCCGACGAGGTACTGCTTCGTGTCGAGGAGCGCCTTCACGGCCTCATCGACACCGGTGACTTGGCCGTCGTCGCCAACTTTCACCGTCGATCTGTCAACCAACGCCAGCACGGCGTCGGGATCCACTGCACCGGCACGCTGCGCTGCGGAAACGATCGCGGCGCGCATCAGCGCATTGGTTGCTTTCTCCTCAGCGGCCCGGGCCCGCTCGTCGGCGAGCGCGGCAGCCTTGGTGAGCTTCTCGGTCTCCGACATCTGGTCGTTCTTCAGCTTCTCGAGCTCGGCCGCTGCCGCTTTCAGCTGGTCGTAGTCGGCCGGCGGCTCGGCCTTCGCTCGAGCGAGCCGGTCGGCGAGGATCCGATCGACGTCGGCCTGTGTGAAGGACTTCGGTGGCTCGTTCGGCGCGGGCGCCACCGGCGGAGGTGTCGCCGCGGGTGGCGGCGTAGCTGGTGCGGCAGGGTTGGGTGTTGGCGTGTTCTCTTCGGGCATTGCATCCTCCGTGGAGTGCCGCTCCGAACCGGGAGCGTGCGGTCGAGCCTTAGAGGGCTGCGAAGTGTTGGCCGGCGCCGTACAGCGTCGGGCCGAGCTCGCCGTGAATGTGCACGGCGGTGAGATCGTTGGCTTTGCGGAGATCGGCGGCAGCGAGCTTGCGGGCGTGGTCGCGGCTTTCGCCGCGGTGGCCGAGCGCGGGATCTGCGGTCATCAGCTGATCGACGAGACCTCGATCGAGGACCCGGCCGGGGTCGTGATGGCCGATGATCGGTGCGACGGTGCAGCCACAGTTGACGTGGATGGCCATCAGGTCATCGTCGTGGTATCGCTGGGTCGACACGAGGACGCAGAACTTGCAGGCGTCGCCGTCGGGCACACGTCGGTAGCCGACGATGTGCGGGTCGGCTTTCATCGCCGCCGAGCTCGCTGCCCGAGCGGAGAGCATCGGGTCGGTTGCGCCGATCTGCGCAGCACGGTCGCCGCCCGTGACCAGAGCGTCGACGAGTGGTTTGTCTTGGCTGAGCGCGGTGCGCATTGCGACGATTGGGCGTTGCAGCACGTCGGCGAGCGGGGTGCCGCGTGGGTTGATGAAGTCGGCGATGGCCAGGTCGGTCGGTTTCGGCGCGTTACCGGTTGCTGCTGCGCTGTAGGCGGTCATGTAGCTCAGCGCGGCGGCGGCCGCGACCGACTGGGCTGATTCGACGACAGGTACCGCCATCGACACCCATCGATCGGCTGTTGCCGTGGTTGGGTCGGTGACGATGTGGGTCCACAGTGAGCTGAGCGCGAGTCGGGTTCGGTCTCGGATGAGCAGCAGCTGCTCCTGGTGCGCTCGAGCGATTCGGACCAGCTGCTCGGTTGATGCCGGCGGCATCAGGCAACCGGCGCGGGCGGCGCGATGGCGAAGCCCTCGATCTTTTGTGGCGTGGTCGGCACAGCCGGGCCGGCGAGCATCCGTTGCAACGCCTCGTCGAGGACCATGCCGCGGAACCGTTCGATCTGCTGCGGCGTATAGCCGAGGTCTTCCCACAACTGCTGCGTCGGCACATCGAGCGCCTTCTTCTTCATCGTCGCATCGACATGCTCTGACTCGGTCCGCGACTCCGGGTCACCCCAGATCACTTCGGCCGAGAACGCGTTGGCCATCTCCTCGTTGCCTTCGACGGCGCCGGCGAGACGGATCGCTTCCTCCCACACCTCACCGAATGCTGTCATGCGATTGCGCACCTTGGCGACGAGACCGGTCTCGGCGGACTTGATCGATTCACCCGACGGGAACGCACCCGACTGGCCGAGGAAGTAGTGCGGTGGCGTGCGGGTCCTGGCGGCGATCGACTGCACCCGGTTCTCGAGGACCTTGACGTACTGGCCGAGGGCGGCCGGGTTGAAATCGCCGAACCGGGCGTTCGCGTCGGGCACGGTCCAGAGCCGATCGACGGCAGTGGCGAACGGCTCGACGGGTTGGCCATCGGAGTTCTCAGGGATGTCGACGCCGGTCGCCCACCGTTGACGGAATGCGGCGAACTCGGACGCGACGAGCATGTCGATCGTGGTCTTGTCGATCTGGTCTTGCGTCGAGATCACTTCCATGATCTCTGAGCGGCAATGGCCGTCGCGGAGCCGCATGCGGTTGCGGAGCTCGATGATCGGCACGACACCGAGCGGGTTCGGCATCGGTGCGCTCTCGCGTTCGGTGATCGTGTAGTCGCCGACGTCGACCGGGATCGACCAGCCATTGAACCCTGGGTATCGGGGATCGGGCAGCAACGTTTGGCCCTGCAGCTTGTCCTCGACTTTGCCTCGAGCCTTGTACTTGTAGATGCCGTTCGGCAGGTACAGGTTGACCCAGGTCTCGCCGGTCCACTCGTCGCACCATGACTTGATCGCGGCGACACGCCGGCGGCGGGAGCCGTTCTCGTAGGCGACGACGATCTGCGACGGGTGCTCGACAGTGATCTCGGCCTTGCCGTCGGCGTCGGCCCACACCATGATCGGGCACCGACCGGTGGTCAGCGCCGTCGCGTGACCGAGACCCGCGTCGGCGTCGAGGTGATTGCGTTGCCACAGCTCGGACGCCGACATGTCCGCCTTCGCATCAGATGACAACCGGAAACCGGTGACATTCAGTCGCTCAGCTACAGCGTCGACGACGAGCGGCATCCAGTTGTCGCGAACGTTCTGCAGCATCGCCTCGAACTCTTTGCGGTACTGCTTGGTCGACAAGGCGATCGGCAACGGCTGGGTGCCGTCGTAGTACGCCTCGAACGCCTTCGTCAGGGTCGCCTGGGTGTTGAGTTTCGTCAACAGCTTGTTGACCCACCAGTGTGGGGAGAACGGATCCGGAGATGCTGATGCCACGACGCTCCTCTCACGGATTCGATCAGTAGAAGCCGCGCATCGTCTTTGACTTCGTCGGCTTGGGCACGGTTGCGCCGGCAGCGATCGCGTCGCCGCGGGCCTCCCACGACAAGCAGCCGGCCATGGCGAGGTCGATCTTGTTGGGCGAGTCGGCCCGCTCCTTGTGGATCAGCCACAGCGGTTCGTCATCGACCGATCGGATCTGCAGCGGATCTTTGAAGGCAGCCTCGACGTGAAGTTGATACTCAGAGTTGCCGTCGTGCGAGAGGGCGCCGTTGGTCTGCGCCTCGCGGTACGTGCGCAGCGCGTATGCCATCGGCTTCTGACGATTCGTCCACCACTTGACGACGCGCTCGGCCCCGTACCGGCCGGCCCAGGCGTCAACCCACTCATCCCAATATGGCGGATCGGCATACAGCCGCCACACGATGAACTTCGAGAACGCTTCCTCGATCACGAGGTCGACCTGCGCGGCGTCGACTTCCCAATCCTCGGCTGCATCAGGTGGTCGCGGCCAGTAGCCGAGCACCTGTTGGAAACCGGTCAGCACATCAGTGGCGATGATGCCGGTGGAATCACGACGTCGGGCGCCGTCGAAGCCGAGCGTCACGAGACGGCCGGGCTCGATTGCGGTGATGGTCGGGTGTCGCAGCTTGCGCCACACCGCGCCGCTGAATGCACGATCGCCGCCGGGCACCCATTGAGCGAGCCACATGCGGCGAAGAAACGGGATGTCAGCCTGCGGATCAAAGAACGTGCCGACGAGCGCATCGATGTCGCCGGACCATGTCGCCGGACCGGTCGCCTCGACCAGCGCGGAGCGGACGTTTCGTCTCGTCTTCAAAGGCATGTCAGGAGATGCGTAACGGTGGACGTAGAGCAGGCTCGGAT